TCTATCGAGGCTCCTAGACTAAGGTGTTTCGTTCTACAATAAAATACGTGTAACTTTGAACGGCCCGGAAGACGTTCATCGTTTCTAAGTTATCAGCCTCGTACAGAGGATCGCTATCGATTCGCGTTAGCGTGCAGTCTGCTTTTTGGTAGCAAAACTGTTTCATCGCGCGTTCAACTTGTTCGGCAAAATCAACAAGCGTTTCTAGTTCTTCAACCGTTCCGCCGTCGTTGATTTCGTTGGTGTTTTTCAGCTTGGCAACAATTTCGATTTGAATCGAATACTCGCTGCGATAAATGTCTTGTCTTGCCGCTGGTTCCTGCGTTTTAGTTGCGCATCTTACATAGCACGTCGGAAAGATTTCTAAGCTTTCGAGCGTGTAGGCGTGCGAGTAGCTTTTCTTAAACACAACAGGATCAAGCGTAAAGCGTTCTTGCGTCGCTTGTGATTCAAGTTCCGTAACAATCTCGCTTACTAAATCTCTCGCTCGGCTCGTCATGCGGTATCTTTCTTCTTCGTATGAATGCGAAGTCCTTTTTGCCGAGTATCGAGATACCGAGAAGCCTGCATCGCTCCGGTTGGTAGCACTTGATAAACGCCGTCGGAATCAACGATCTCATCGCCTCGCTGCGGTAAACCAAAATTGGTTAAGGTTGCTTGCGAGTAGATATAGTCGCGCGTTACAAAACGAATGGTACTTCCATCGGCTTGCATGTTTTCCCATTCGGATTGTCCAAGCGTCACGCTAATGCTTGCGCTGCTGCTGCCCCTGCGGTAAATCACGGTTCTGGAAACGTGCGCGGCCAACGTACTGAGAAGCCAGTCAACTCCGGTTCCAAGCACGTCAGCCATCGCTTAAATCTCCAAAACCATCATCTACTAGGAGTAATCATCGATCGAAGTCAAAGTGCCGTTGAGGTCAACCTTGACCACAAGCTGTCCCGACGTTTTCGCGTAAGCACAAACACCGATGAGGATCTTGCCCGCACCGCTGCTTGTTGCTGCAACCTGCGTCGAGCTGGTCAAGTAGACCAAAGCACCAACCGCGTAAGTGTCACCGCTAACCGCATCGACTTCGTACACACCGGCGACGCTTCCGCGTCCGATGCGACCGTTTTCGACGCCTGATAACTCGGTCACAACAACGGCTTTTCCGTCAGCCGATAGGATAATGTCGCCGCTGCTAAGTGCGGACGATGCTGTAAACTCCCGCTCAGTTGCGGGATGTAGCATTTTTGCTGCCATCTGAAATCACCTCTTTATCTTTTTTTGGTTTAACTTCTTCCACTCGTTCGGCCCATCCGACGCCAAGCAGCGAGTCGACAACTCCGGGATCGAGGTTATCGAGGATCGCTCCTTGCTTGTAGTCATCCTGACCGACTGAAACATCTTTGAGTAATCGAACTTTCATGCTAAACTTTCCTTTTTGTGTTCAGCAAAACAACCGGCCAGACAGGACAAGGAAAGCGAACCTCCCTGACCGGCGTTTTGCTTTTCTTCGCTTACAAGCTAGCCGACTGGTTGTAAACCAATCCGCGCCAATCCAAGGCTTTAGCTCCGACGTAGTGGCGAACGTCGATGTTGATTCCGAAGCGACCGTTAACGAGCTGCGAGGTTCGTACAACGGGTGCGCGTCCTGCGCCTTGCAAGTAAACAAATTCAATCGTTCGTGCTTCGCGGCTTACCAAATACCAAGTCGAGGTTGAACCGGATCGGCTCGTTCCGGCGACTGGATCGACAACACCGTTTGCAAGTCGTGGTTCGCTGACAGTCAAAATTCCGTAGCGAGAAAGCGGGTTGATCGCACCGTCATTGCTTCCGGTCGTCACGTTGTTCTGCGACTGCGTGAGCTGAATCGCAGTATCCGCCAAGTCCGGCGGAACGATGATGTGCGAAGCGGCTAGGCCAATCGAAGCGTCACCGTCCTTAAACTTCGCCATTGCTGCGATCGCGGCGGACAAGGTTGCTCGTGCTAGTGCAGCGGACCCGAATCGGTTTCCGTCGGTCGTGTTAAACAATGCACGTCCGGTTGCCGAAAGGTTTGCATTGGCAAGCAAGATGTTTGCTGCCAAGTCAGGTCGAATTCGACCAGCGGCCAAACCGAAATCTCTTGGAGTGTCGGCAAGCTTCTGGAAGTTGTCGCCTAACAAGTCGGCTTCATCGATTTCCATCTGACGAGCGAAGCGTTCGACGCGGGTTGCTTCCGTTGCCAAGCTTCGGTAAGCGTGCTGCGCCTCTCCACCGATTGGCAAGTAGGCAAGATTGTTGCTTGCCGTCATGCGGATTCGGTTGTGGTTTTCCATGTCCGGATTCTCGCTCTCGGTTGTCCAACCGTCGGTGAAATCGCGGATCTCATTGTACCCTTCGAGCACTCGTGCGCCGATCGTCGCACCGTAGAGGTTCGCGACCGAAGACGTCGAAAACGCCGCTTGCAAAAGGTCGGTTCGATCAACTGGAACTTCTTGACCGGAAACACGCAAAGCGTGCGCGGTCAATTCCAAAAGCGAAGCGTTGCGGAAGCGGTGAGCATCTTCCAAGATCGCTTGCTTCTGGTCACTGTTGATCGAGGCGCGAAGCCAATCAATCTTGCAAGCGTCGCGGAAGCGGCGTTGCTGCCACTTATTCGATTCGACGTCGGCACCACCACGAATCATCATTGCGGCCTGGAGGCTCGCCATCGTGGTTTGGCTGCTGCTCTTGCTGTGGATCGCTGGTCCGCTTGGTCGTGCTTCGCGGGAAGCTTCGAGGTCTTTTTGTTTGCGAATGGTCAACTCGGTTTTCTCCTGAGTCCAGCCGTTGAGGATCGCGTGCGCTGCGACGTCCACGGTCTTGCCTTTGATCGAAATCGAAGGGTTTCCGAACTTTGCGCACAAAGAACGGATTTCTGCGGCTCGCTGCGTTTCGCTCGCTAGCTGGGCGCGTAGGTCGATTGCTTCAGAAGCAGCGGTAGCAACAGGCTTGTCGTCCATTGCTTTAACTTCTTCTTCGCTCATTTCAGCATCAGCCACCGGAGGAACCATTTCCTCCATAACCTCGGCGTACTGCTTTTGCAAAACCATCTTTAGGTCTTCGGATACACTCGCTGGATCGAGGCCCAACGAGGCTACCCATTCTTCGAAAGTTGGCATCTGTTGTGCCTCCATCTTTCCCGACTTGGCTAAAACTTCCGTTGCGGTTTCGGGATCTCCCGCTACGGAAACAAACGAAATTTCTTCAAGCGTCGAGGCGGTCACGACAAGGATCGGCCCGTCGAATTGACGACCATTGACCGTGACCGTTTGGCCTTCGCTTGTGGTTGTGTAGTCATTGATTGATAAGCCGACCGAAGCCTTCCACGGAAAGCCAGCTTTGCCGGACTGAATCAATTCTTGCGAGTCGGCGTTCTGAATTGAGAAAACACCTGTTGCTTCAAGCTGCGTGCCGTCGTTATTGATTTCGGTAGTGTGACCTACTGGACGCGACGTGTCGTGATCGCGGTGAACCGGCAAGGCTTCTGATCGAATCTGCATTCCGCCAAGATCGACGACAACAGGCCCACTCCAGCGGATCGCTAGTTTCGGATTCATCACGCCACCGCTGTAAGCGTGAAGCACAAAACGCGGCGCTGCTCCGGCTTCGGCTTGCAGCTCAACCGAACCAGTTGCATTGAAGCGGACAGTGTTATCTTTGCTTGCTTGCATTTGCGCCTCAATTTGTCGTACTAGCTTGTTAGCCCATGCTTGACCTGGATCGCCACCCCATAAAGCCCATGCGATTCTTCCGGCACTTGGAAAGCCTTCCTCACCCGGCGAGAATCCTTCGCCTTTCTTGTCAACTTCATGGCGATCAAAGTAAGCTTTCATTCGCTTTGCGGTTTCCGGCGAGATGTTTTTGCCGTTGCTCAAATCGCGTGCTCGAGCAACTCCAACTTCCGTTCCGCCTCGGTTGTGTTCCCGACGCCATTCCAAACCACGCTTAGCTTCTTCTCGAACGCCTTTCGGTGGTGAAAAGTCGATGTCATCTAAAGCGGCTTGTAGCTCTGGTTCGTTCGCGTAAAGTGCTCGTTGCTGCTCGCTGGCTGCCTCTTTGGTTGCATGGCATCCCATCACCTCACCATCGTCTTTAACGACGGCCCAAGGCTTCGACGAACTGCACTGTGCGGACTTCTTGACGTCGTATGGCATTACGGTTTCAAGACTCCGCTGATTTGGACGTTGAGTTCAATCAAAGCGGTTGTCGTCGCGATTCCAAGGATCGTCACATAATCGGCACTTGTTAAGTCGCCAATCGGACAAATCGCGCCCTTCGTGCGGCTGACCACATACACTTCGCCGACGGTTAGCGTTGCACCAAGATTGATTTTGCCTTTGCTGCCGAGAACGAAAAATCCGCTTGTTGCGGCAGCGGTTAATGCGATTCCTTTTGCTTCGGCCTTTGCTGCGCCGTCGTTCGAATCGCACTGGTAGTATTTACCATCGGTGGAACTAAGATAAACCGGCATTCCTTGAGTGATCGATTCGCCAGCGGTGAAAATTGCGATACGTGCGTCCAAAGCACCGACAGCGACGTTTGCGGCTGTTTGCGAGAGGTTAGCCACTTGCAGCATCCTCCTTTGGAACCGAGTCGACAGAACCATCCGAAGCGTCGTCAAGAAGTGCGGCGACGTTATCCGGTGATAGACCGAGACCGGAGAGCATCACGGTTGCCATTGTGCGAGTCATCTTCTTGGAAGCGTAATCAGTCAAAATGTCCATGATCGCTTTGCGATTGCGGTTCCACTGGAGGCGAGATAGGCCCATGAATTCGCCCGATGCGGAGTTTTGCTCGGCTTGCACTTGCTCGGCCTCCTGCTTCGCTTGCGCAACCTGATCGGCGGCTTTCGCTTTCGCGGCTTCCTGCATCTGAAGAACCATCACCTGCTCTTGCGAAAGCATTCCGAGAGCCTTCCGGCGATTGAACTGCTCCATTAGTTCGCGGTAGTGTGCTTCGCCGTCGATGTTGTTCTCGGCGAAATACTTTTCTTCGGTCATCAAGCCGTTGTTAATCAAACTTATCGCGGCGTTCGCGTCATCAACCGGATTAGCCGACTTAGCTGGCGGCCATGTCCACTGGTGCGGGATTTCTTCGATCGCATCGATTGCTGGTAGGTAGCCATCGATTAGTAAAGCTTCATCGAGCCACCATGAAAAAATCTTATCGAGGCAAGCGGTTTCCCATTCGTTGCGTTCAATTTCGATCTGGTGATAGTAAAGCTGATGATCGAGTCGCGCGGACGAGTAATTGTACTGCGATGAATCGCCGCGAGCCTTGTTAGTTGGCATTCCCAAGCATCGAGCGATCTCCATCAGGATCGCATTGCGGAAACTCTCGTAAGTCGTCGTTGGTTGCTCTGGCCGGAACTGCGACATCTTCCAGCCATACGGAAGACTTGTCATCATGCCGCGATCAATCTGAACGTGATCGAATGGAGCAACTGAAGTATCGACGGTTTGGCCAGTCGAGTCATAGGTGTTGGCGGTTGTCTCGATCACCGCTGCAAAATCGGCAGCGGTTTCAGCGGCGAGGATCGTTGCCAGCGTATAACGCCGGAGCATCGCAAAAAGCGGAAGTGCGGGAGTGACTTCGGGAATACCGCGAACCTGTCCCGGTCTAACGCGATTGAAGACGTGAATCATGTCCTGTTCGAAGACATCTTCTTTTTCGAATGAGTTGATAACCCAAGTGTCACCGGGATGCTGCTTCAAAACATGGTAGATCGTTGGATTGTTATAGCGATCGAAGATAATCCCATCGACTGCGCCAGGTCGTCCTTCAATCCAGCCCGGCGTGGAAATTTGATCGGCTTCAACAAGCTGAACGTCTAACTGTACGGAATTGCGAATCACCGGATTGTTGACTCGCATTAGAAAGGCTTCGCCATCGACGCACTTAGCGAGTCGTGCTGTTCGAAGTTTGCGAGTTAAGTTGATCGACTTCATCCAGCGGTAGAATTGCCGTTCAATCTCCTTAGCGGCATCGCGGTCTGGAAGCTGAACTTGCAGCCTCGGCCCGGTGCTGACAGTGTCATTGGCTAGCGTGTTAACGATGCCATTTCCAAACGAGTTGGCTTCGAGGCATTCGTATCTTGCTCGCTGCCGGAGTGTCTTGCGGATCGTCAGGCTATTCGCCGAAGCGGCGGAAAGGTCGTCAGCGTATCGCCAGTGCTTTTGGTTTTCTCCGGTCGTCTGTGCGGCATCGTAAGCGGCGGAAAGTTCGGCGCGGGAATCGGCTCGCATCTTGCGAAGCGTTTCGGCTTGCTTAGTTGCTTGCTGAATCGGCTTGCCGAACTGGTCAAGGATTGGCATTAGCCTCGATCTCCGTTGACGGCGGAACCTTTGCGAATCTTGGCGAAGATCAAGCCGCGCCACGGCGTCGCAGCTCCAGCGATAGCGGCTCGGTGGCGATCGGCTTCGATAAGCTCCTGGGTGCTCGCTCTAGTCGCGGAGGTGCCATCGACGCTTACCGATTGCGGTTTGCTGGCTGCTTCGGCGATTTCGCCTGGTGTTAAGCTTCCGTCGGCGTTTGGCACTTTTTAAGACTCGCTTTGAGAATGATTGCTCTGGTTTGGCTGTAGCGTTCATTCTACTCGACTTGTCTAGTACCTTTATTCGCGGCGACGGTTCAAGGCTTCTTCTCGCATTTGCTGGAGGCTCTTTCTCGGCCTTTGCAAAACCGGTTGCGGATCTGCTTGTGTGCGAACTCCGACGACCGAAGCGGCCACAAGGCACATCACCAAGCAATCCAAGAAGTGATTGTCGCGGCCTGTCAATAGCTGCCACTCAACGAGGGTTCGACCTCGACCAGCCGTTTCAATCGCTTGCTCGCTGCAAAGGTGATCGGCAAGCATCCGGTGTTTCATCGGAGAAGCCTTGTAAAGCATCATCGCGCCCGGCTCGCCTTCGGGCTGCTGAAGTCTTTGGTGTAAGACGGTCTTCCAGTGATTCACGTCCGCGATGATATGCCTCGGAACTTGCTGACCGGCGTTTGCTGCCGAGATACGCCATTCCGGCCCAACGATTTCACCCGGCTTTCTCGGCCACTGATTGATTGGCGTTTGCTTGGCGGATACTCCGCGACCGTGCCACGGAAGCCAAAGTGAACGCTGTTCGGATTGGCGAACGAACGAGTAAACGGTTTTGGTACTTGGCCCCCAGTTGGCATCGATCACGATTCTTTCAATCGGCATCGCTGCGCCGTCGTCGCGGACGAACTGCCGAGACAGTAAATGCGATTCAAGCCGTCGAAGTCCGGAAAGTAGCGACGCTTCCAGGTTTCCAACTCCGGTTTCGTGCGTGATCGTTCGCTCTATTTCGGAAAGTGTGTAGTAGATTTTGCCTTGATCCGGCCAAACGCCGTAATCGACGACCCACGATGTAAAGCCATCTGCAACAGCGAGGACAGCGTAAAAAAATGCGTTTTGCTGAACATCGACCGCGCAAACGAGGTGATTGGCTTCGCGGGGAATCTCGCCTTGCGCGTAACCGCTGGCACGCTGACAAATCACGTCAGCCGTCGCAGCGTGTTTGCCGGTTTGGTTGCCAAGTGTTTCCTTCGGATCGTTCTGATACTCGGCGTCAAATGTATCCGGATTACCAAGCTTCAAATTGACGGCGTGCTGGATCGCGGAAAGTTCATGCGGTTCGTAGCGTGCTGGCCAACCGACAATCGAGCCTTCATCCATTTCGGCGCGGT